AGCAGTAATGTATGCTACCGCTACAAAGCGTGCTATGGATGAAAAATTAGACGCTGTAGGTAAAGAAGATGACGACATCAACAACGATGGTAAAGTAGATAAAACAGATAAATACTTATCTAATCGCCGTAAAACGATAGCTAAAAATATAAAAGAAGGTGGTGATCATGAGGTGTCTATGGCTGTATCTAGCCTAGAAGCAATTGCGAAAGCAATTATTGAATTAAGACAAAAACTTGGTAATACTGAACGTAATATCCCAGGATGGATTCAAGATCACATTGCTAAAGCAGAAAATTACATTGAGCAAGCAGCTCAAGGTTTTCATGAATTAAAAGACGATGAATAAAAAATTACTATTAGAAAAATACATTAAAGTAGCCGTTCGTAAAGCACTTGCTGAGCAAGAAGCTAAAGAAAAACGAGCTACTAAATCTATGTATTTAATATACCGTTTTCCTGGTCTTAAAAAAGTTATGGAAGATTTAATGTCACCGTCATTTGGTCGCTTTATTTCTGATGTTGCTATAATAGCTCCAAAACCAACTACATTTAAAGCAACATTAATTAATGAACAAGATTTTAATATCATCTATGATGGTAGAAAAAATTACACAGTTAAAGTAGCAGGTAAGAAATATAATATACAAAATTTAGGTGAATTAGAGCGTGCTCAACAAGCAATAGCTGATGTGTTAGAATTAAATTATGCTATTCAAGAAAAAGAAGAAGCACCTAAACCTGATGCTGGAGCTGAAGCATTTAGTGCTGCTACCGCTGCACCAGAAGCTACCCCACCAGCTGAAGAACCAACACCTGAAGAAATACCAGCTCCAGAAGAAACACCAGCCGAAGCTTAATATGATAGTTATAGATAAAATATTAAATGAGTGGTCATTTCGTTGCCACGATGGGATTGTTGATTTAAACGATCCTATTAAACTGTCTGTATTAAATGAAATTTTAAAAGAATACGATTTGGTTTTAAATGAAGAAAACGGTATAGATTATACTAAAACTCTTAATTCTAAAGAAATTGCTAAATTTAGAAAAGTAGGTGGATATAGAGGAGATAAAGTAGTACAATTTGTAAATGATAAAAAGCCATTTACATTAAGAAATGGTGATGAAGTAGTTTTAGATTTTATTGATGATGATAATAACTTTCAAGATATATTTGTAAATCGTAAATACAACGAATTAAAATCAAATCAGAATATATTTGTAGATGAAAGTGGTAAAGAATATAAATTAGAAGATATAGTTAAAACAGCTGATTTTGGAGGTAAAGTTAAAGGATTTTCAACTAAACACGAAACATCAGCACTTAATGAGTTTAATGCTCTAATTAAAAATATACTAGAAGAAACAAATAAAGAATCTATTAATGTAAAAGTTGGTAACAACTTATACAAAAATATAGTAGGAGCTGTTAATCAACCTGGTGTACCTAAATCAGATTTTAATTTAGTTAATGCTGAAGGTAATCCTATAGTATTTATTTCTCATAAAAAAGAAGGTGGTTCTAGATCATTTGCTAGATGGGGCGGATTTGTATTTGCTTTTAAAGAAAAAAATCCTGAAGTGATGCAATTCGTTCAGAGTATTTCTGAAAAAGTTCAAAATAATACTTTTGAAAGAAATGCTTCATTTGCACAAAAAATTAATAGTAAAGAATTAAAAGATAGAATTGTATTTGGTAAAGATTTTGGCAAAGAATTTGGTAAAAATAATGTACAAATAGTAATTCAAGGTAAAGTAATACTAACACCAGATAGAGACTCATATGTATTGTCAGGTGAGAATATTTGGTTAAGTGGCCAAACACCAGAAGGTGATTTTGAACCAGTACTAGAAGCTCATTATAGAGGAGATTTTACATCATTAGGATTTAAAAACGCAGAATCATTCTCTAGACCAATTATAACAATACCAACAACAACTGTAAAGTTTAATTGGGAATAAGACAGAACAGATTCATAGCCTGTTCGATTTAAACAATATTATGCAGCTGTGGCGCACTCAAAAGGTGTGCCCTCTTTAATTTGGAGTTGTCAAAAAAATAAATTACCTTTATAGATATGAAAAAGATTGTAATTATTGGAGCAGGCGTAGCAGGAATTAATGCTGCTACTAAATTAGTAGATAATGGCTACGATGGTAGTCTAATCACAATTATTGATAAGGGCAGTGACCCACATAACCGCTTACCTGAAGAAGTAATGACAGGTATGCTTGGTGCTGGTGGTTGGTCAGACGGCAAATTGACATACCATACATCAATTGGTGGTCAATTATCAAAATATTGTGGTGAGGAAAAAGCAATGGAATTGATGAAACAAGTAGTAGATAATTTTACTCGCTTCCATCCTAAACCAGAAGAAATATTCATGTCTGACCCACAGGAAGAACCTGAATTTATTAAACCATATTTTGGTTTGAGAATGTTCCCTGTATGGCACATTGGTTCTAACTACTTACATGAGATTGCTAAAAACTGGTATCAATATTTGTTAGATAAAGGTGTAAATTTTATTTGGGAAAAAGAAGTAGTACATATTCATTTTGATAAAAATGATGTTCGCTATGGAGATCCTGGATGTGGGTGTAGAGCGGCTCATATGCCTTATGACGAATTAATATTTGCTGTAGGTAAATCAGGAATTGATTTTGCTCAACAAATGTCTAATGTATATAAATTACCTACAGAACCTAAATCAGTACAAATTGGCGTTCGATTTGAAGCACCGCAAAAATACTTCCAAAAATTGATTAATGTAAGTTATGATTTTAAACTTTACCAGAAGTTTGATAATGTGTCTTTAAGATCATTCTGTACTAATAATAACGCGGCTTATGTTGCTGTTGAAGAAACTTATGGTGATGTTAGTTACAATGGTCACGCTAAGAAAGGTGAAGAATTTAGAAACGATATGACTAACTTCGGTATCCTAATGGAAATTAAAGGTATTGAAGATCCATTTAAATGGTCAAGAGATGTAGTACAACAATTACAAGCAAATAAAACAGGCATATATTACTCTCCTAACTATACAAGACAACCTTCATTCACATCAGAAGGAAATACAGTATCAGCTACACAAGTAAATTCATTAGTACCATTTAAAGAAGCGTTTGGTGAATTTGCTGATTATGTTATTAACTTTATTGATAATATGAATGCAGTATTTGAATTTGGTGATGATTGGGGAATGTATATTCCTGAGGTAAAGTATTTGTCACCTGAACCACTAGTTAACTATAATGATTTATCATTAACAACATTTCCTAATGCACACTTTGTAGGGGATGCTTTATCAGCTCGTGGTATTACAGTATCAGGTGCACATGGAATTTATGTTGCAGAATCACTTTTAAAATAAAAACAATGACGAAGAAAATGAAAACAACTGACGGTAGTATTGTATACTATCTAGATGGAAAGATGCATAACTTTGATGGACCTGCTTATATCCCTCAGGGCAATAAGCGTGCTGCTGAATATTATTTATTTGGAATTAAATACACTAAGGAACAATGGGAATCATTTAAAAAAGAGGGTAATGGTGTTCCATTCTATAAAACAGCAGTTGGTAAAGCAGCAGGCGCTAGAGTTTAAGCAGAGTAAAGTGTATACATTTATGTTATGAGAAAATTTACGCGTGTATACGAAGATGAAGATACTATTGAAACATGGACTTTTGATTTAGATAAATTCGACAAAGGTCCTATTTCTACTGAAATTAAGTATAAAGCTGGTGCTGAAAAACGTATTAAACAACGTGCTAAAGAAGCAAAACAAGAAAAGAAAACAGCACGTCAAATGAAAAAAATAAATAATAGAAATAAATGAAAATAGGATTAGCAGGTACAATGTCTGTAGGTAAAACTACATTAGCTAGAGCGTTAGGTGAAACTGATCGTTTTAAAGATCATGTTGTACAAACAGAACGCAGTAAATATCTTAGTAGTTTAGGTATTCCGTTGAATACTGATTCTACATTGCCTGGTCAGTTTGTATTTTTAGCTGAACGTGCTAGTGAACTATTGCAACCTAATATTATTACAGATCGTACAATATGGGATGTGTGTTCATTTACTTTATCATCAAAATCAATAGGAGATTGGGAAAAGCGTGCGTTTGTTGAAGCAGCTATGCATCTTCGTGGTTATTATGATGTAGTAATTTATGTATCTCCGCGTGGAGTTAAAATGGAAGATAATGGAGTTCGTGAAACTGATTTAGGATATCGCATGAAAATAGATTGGGCTATACAAGAAGCATTAAAAGAATTTAAACCTACTAAATTAATTGAGGTAGAAGGTACAACTGAACAACGTATCGCTACAATTTTACAAAATATTTAATATTTATATGCATAACGACTACAACGAAATGAAAAAATCCGAATTAAACAAAATTATACGCGAAGCTATTAGTGAAGTATTGGCTGAAGCTGATATATCTCAAGTTGAAAAAACAGCTAAAGATGCTGAAATAAAAGCTATTGATGCTAAAATTAAAGCATTAAATGTTAAAAAAGGCGATTTAGCTTCTGGTAGAGAAGAAGTTGCTGAAGGTGAAATAGATGAAATGGCAAACGTTGCTGTTCGTTATGAATTAAATCCTGATGCAGCCGCGGCTGATTTTGCAGGTAAAAAAGCTAGAATTATTACTGCAATGCAAGCTACAGAAGAACCAATGTCTAAAATAGATGTTGCTAGTGCATTAGGATACGATAAACAAAACCCAATCAATAAAGATTTTATGGAGCTAGTTGCTGATGGTACTATTATACCTTCAGGCGAACAAAGAGCTCCACGTTTAACTCGCCCTGCAGGTGAACCAACAGCTGCAGCTGCTGCTACTAACGATTATGGAATCGAAGGTGGTGTTGAAGGCGATATGAGCGATGAAGAAGTAGACGCAATGTTTGCTAAAGTAATGAGAGGTGACGAAGAAGAACCTGAAGCAGGTGAAATTGAAAAAACAAATGTATCTGGAATTCAAATGTCAGATGATGAATTTAATGCTTGGATGGATTATCAAGAATTAGAACGTCGTTTAGCAAATACAAAATCAAATATTTTAAAGGCAAGAAAATCAAGACCAACTGCAGGTGATATTAAAGATCAACCAAGTGATGAAGTTGAACGTTTACGTGCTCTTAAGAAAAAATTAGAAGATAAAATTGCTGACATTGCAGCTAAATTCCCATCAGTAGCAAAAGGCAAAGGTGAAGCTCCTGAAATTGAAAACCCAGAAGAAGAACCAATCGATGAATGGGCAGTAAGTAGAGCTCAATATTATGCAGGTATTAAAAAATAAAATATGAAAAAGTACATTTTACCAGTTATTGTTGTTTTATTAGTTTTATGGTTAATATTTGATAAAGTACAGTATTCTGGCTTATCAGATGAATTTAAAGCAAAACAAGACAGTTTAGTTGCTGCTGTTGATTCAATGAAATTAGATATTGCTGAAAAAGACAAAGCAATTGATTCATTAAATGTTATAGATGATAAATTAGTAGGTCAAATTGGTTATTGGAAAAATCACCAAAAAGTAGTTACTCAATATATTGATTCATCTAAAGCTGCTGTTGATAATTACGATGAAAAAGAATTAATTACATTTTTCAATAAGCGTTATCCTAAAGATACCACAACTAATCAATTACCATTAGCACAACCAGTATTAGTATCTGCAGCTAAAGATTTACATGAATTAGATGGTACTAAAGAAATAGTAAAATTAAAAGACAGCGTTATTGCTGTTACTGAACAAAGAGTAAATGGTAAAGATAGTGTGATTGCTCTATATGTTAAGAAAGAAAACACCTATAAAAATATAATGACTAACCAAGAAACACAAATTAAAGACTGGAAATTCCAGTATAACCAATTAGACTTACAAAATAAGAAGTTAAAACTTAAAAATAAGTTTACTAAAATTGGTGCTGGTATTGTAGTTGGAGGTTTGGTTTATTTAATGGTCGCTAAATAAAAATGAACAGAAATTTATTAAAAAAATTAGTAAAGGAAATTTTAAATGAAGCTACTGAAGCCGAATTAAAGAGGCTTCGTAGAGCTGTCATTTTATCTATTTTTAATTCTGATATTCCTACTACAATAAAACGAGACTTAAATGCAGCTTTGTCAGGTGCCCCTGATGCTGATGTAAGAAAAGTAACTAGAGTATTTTTAAATCAAGTACTTAAAGATGAAGAAACGTTAACGACTAGCCCTGAATATCAAGAATTAAAACAAGATCCTGAATTTCAGAAATTAGCAAATAATGTAAATCAAAAAATAAAATTAGATAATAAAGCTGGTTTGCTAGATATGAGTAATGTAGCATTCACTACTTCTGATATTAGTAAACCGTTTTCATATTCTACTTTATTATATTATGCTGTTGAAAGAGAAGCACAAGCTGTAGTACAATATCTTAGTAAAAAATACGGAAAAGAATTTTCTAAAGCACTATATAGAATGCTTCCAAGACAGTCAACACCTGCTGTTAAACCTACTAAAGAAAATTTAGATGAATTAGATTTATCAGCAATGATCCAGTCGAAATATCCAGCTGAAGATTTAGATAAAGAATTAGGCACAAAATTAGCTAAAAAATACACATACCCAGCAGGTTATAATGAAGATACTATTGAGAGAGAAATTACAAAAATTCAACCTCAAAATTCTAAATTTAATGATGAATCATATCAAGAAAAAGTAGATGAAGTTTATAATCTTCTTGTACAAATGAACAGACCAGCTTTAGGAGGTATTAAAGCTGATACACATCAAAAGAAATGGGATTTAATATATGGTGTCATATCTCATTTTAATCCTGATGACATTAAGTTTTTTGTTGAACAGTGGAAAGGTGGTGAAGTACCTGAAGGTAGAACATATTTTGATACTGTAATAAATTTAGAAAAAAAGTTTGATGTACCTATCAACTGGATTCCAAGTCCAAAAAATCTATACACAATTATTGATGCTATAGATAAAAAATTCATTCAAAAATAATTCCTTGCATACCCATACATAACTAGGCCTGTCCGCAAGGACGGGCCTCTTTTATATATTTATATACATGAGTCAAGCAAATATAAAAGAAATAATCAAGGCGGAGTATATTAAGTGTGCCACTGATCCTGTTCATTTCTTTAGAAAATATTGTTATATTACTCACCCTATTAAAGGTAGAGTATTATTCCATTTATATCCCTTTCAAGAGGATGTACTAAACGATTTTAGAAATAGTCGCTTTAGTATTATTAATAAATCAAGACAGTTAGGTATCTCTACTCTAGTTGCTGGTTACTCTTTATGGACAATGTTGTTTAACAAAGATAAAACTGTACTTTGTATTGCAACTAAGCAAGAAACCGCTAAAGGAATGGTTGAGAAGGTACAGTTTATGTACAATAACTTACCATCTTGGTTAAAAGGTAGTCAAAAACCAGTATCAGATAATAAATTATCGCTAAAATTAGCCAATAACTCTCAAATAGTTGCCACATCAGCTGCATCAGATGCAGGTAGATCGTACGCAGTTTCACTATTAGTAGTAGATGAGGCTGCCTTCATTGAAGGTATTGATAGAATTTATACAAGTATTAAACCTACAATTGCAACTGGTGGAGGAATTATAGCATTATCTTCTCCAAATGGTGTAGGTAACTGGTTTCATAAAATGTATGCTGAAGCCGAGATAGGAAAAAATGATTTTAAGGCAATTAAATTACCTTGGAATTTACATCCTGATAGAGATGAAGCTTGGGAACAGAGAGAAAGAGCAAACATGTCACCTCGTGAGTTCGCTCAAGAGTATGATTGTGACTTTTTAGGATCTGGTAATTCAGTAATTGAACCTGATTTATTATCTTTTTATGAAGAAACTTATATACAAGAGCCTGTGGAACGTCGTTTTATGGGTGGTGATTTTTGGATTTGGGCTTATCCTGATTACACTAAGCAGTATTTGGTATGCGCTGACGTTGCTCGCGGAGATGGTTCAGACTATTCAGCATTTCACGTTATTGACGCTACGACGTGTGAACAAGTGGCAGAATACAAATCCCAAGTTGACACTCGCACTTACGGTAATATGCTTGTGTCTGTTGCTACTGAGTATAATAATGCTTTACTCGTGGTTGAAAATGCTAACGTCGGTTGGGATGTCGTTAATACCATCATAGAGAAAGGATATCCTAAAATGTATTATTCGC